ATAAATACATTGCCGCCCTAAGATCAGGCAAAATTGACCCCATCGGCGACAATAATTAGGAGCATAAAATGCTTGGATCTAACCAAAAATACACTGCCGGGACTGCCCTGATGACCTTGGCCGATCCCATGCCCAAAAAAGAACCCATGTCCAATATGAAGCTGGCCTCGATATTGGCGGCTAATTTGAACGGCGCAATCGGGGTCGACAACACCACCCTGTCGCAAGACCGTATGCGTTCCGAGGACTTTTACTTTGGGAAACCCTTTGGAACCGAGCGCAAAGGTCGCAGCCAAGTCGTTATCACGGTCGTGGCCGATGTCATCGACGCCACCATGACCGAGCTGATGAATATGTTTTGCAGCGGCGATGAATGGTGCCGATTTGATCCGACCGGCGAGGAGGACGAGGAAGAAGCCCGCCAGCGCACCGACAACGCCAATCATGTTTTTCAGAAGGAAAACGGCGGGTTTATGATCCTGCACAATTTCTTTTGGGACGCCTTGGTTAAGCGCAACGGTATCGTGAAAGTTTGGTGGCAGAAAGAAACCAAAAAGGTCGTCGATAATTACCGTGGCATCAATGATGACATGCTCGCAACCCTTCTGTTTGACGATGAAGTGGAGCTGCTGGAGCGCGAAACCATTATTGAAACCGAAACGGTTATGGGGACGGTGCAAGACCCCAACACTGGCCAGTTGTTGCAAGTTCCGCAACAAGTGCAAGTCCGCACCCACAACGTCAAGGTTGCCCGCGTCAATGAAACAGGCCGTATTTGCGTCGAGAATGTTCCGCCCGAGGAATTTTTCATGTCGCGGCGCAGCAAAAGCATCAAGAACAACAATTTCATGGCGCACAAGCGCAAGGTAAGCGACGCCGAGCTGGCCAGCATGGGCTATTCCCCAGAGCTGATTGATAAGCTGCCCGAGTCCGAAGATTCTATTTACGACGATAACGAAAAGACAAACCGGTTTACGGAGGAGGACGGCGGCTCGCCGCTGACCGATACCATTGGCCTTCGCATGTATGAGTATGTCGAAGCGTATATGAATCTTGATTACGACGGTGACGGTATCGCCGAGCGGATCAAGGTTTGCGCCGTTGGTGACGAAATCCTTGATATTGATCAGGGCGAAAGCGTTATTTTCTGCTCCATCACCCCCTATCCGATCCCGCACAAATGGTCGGGCCAATCGCAGGCCGACCGCACGATGGACATGCAATTGATCCAATCGACCTTGGTGCGCAACGTGCTGGATTATTTCTACCTATTGACCAACCCGCGCCACCTGGCCCTGAAAGGCCGCGTCAATTACGACGATTTGCTGACCCCGCGCCCCAACGGAATCGTGCGTGTAGACGAGATTGGCGCTGTGACCCCGCTGCCGCTTGATCCAATGCCGCCCATGACCTTCAACATGATCGAGTATTTGGAAACCATCGTTGAGAAACGCACCGGCGTAACCCGTTATAACCAAGGCTTAGACGCCGATTCCTTGAACAAAACCAAGGGCGGCTTGCAAATGATCCTCTCCAAATCGCAGCTCAAAATGCTGATGATTGGCCGGATCTTTGCCGAAACAGGCGTCCGTGACATTTTTAACGCAATCAATGAGTTGACCGCCCGTTATGTCGACAGGAAGAAAACCATCCGCCTGCGCGGAAAATATGTCGAGGTAGATCCGCGCTCCTGGAACAAGGAGATGGATGCGGATGTCGAGGTCGGCTTGGGAACCGGAACCCGCGACACGAAGTTGATGGCGCTTGAGGGTGTCTATGCAAAACAACGGGAAATTGTCGCCGTTCAAGGCGGCGCGGAAGGGCCGCTGGTTACGCAGCAAAACGTCTATAACACGTTGGATCAGCTCATTCAAAACAGTGATCTCAAGATTACCAGCAAGTATTTTAGCGATCCGAAAAACTACCAACCACCGCCACCTCAGCCGCCGGTGCCAACAATTGCTGAACAGCTCATGGAAAAAGACATCGCAAACAAAGACAAGCAAGCGACGATCAAGCTGGCTGCTGATATTAAGACTAAAAACCGTGAGCTTGATCAGCGTGACATTGAGCTTAAAAACGATGCGCGCCGTATTGCGATTGAGGAAGCCCGCGCGGCCAATGATATCGGTATCAACCGCGCTCAGTTTATCAAGGATGCGAATAATACTGCGATTGAACTTGCGGCTGGAATAGGCGAAAGCTCCCCGGAAATGACGGCGGCAAATGCCAATGACCCAGCCGCCGCAGAGCCGCCTATCGACCCCGAAACCCCTGAAACCCCACAATAGGAGACGCCCTTTAAAAAAATGAAAAGGGTGGATTGTGACCGATGGAACAAGAACCTAAGATTGACATAGAGAAAGAAGCGGAAAAGGAAAAAGAGAAAATCCGCCGCGCGCGTCGAGCCGGTGAGCTGGTAGCAGATCCGCTATTCACCGAGGCGATTGCGGAGATCAAGCGCGGAGCTTATCAACTTTTCTTATCCGTTTCGGCAAACGATATCGAGGGAATGCGTACTGCAAAGATCTTGAATCGCGTTGCCAATAGTTTTGAGGATTTATTTCTGGACGTAATTACCGAAGGAAGTATCTCCACATCAAACCTTGAGGATCTTTTGAAACAAACGGAGAGTAAATAATGGCACTGAATAGCGCAGAATTGAGTAACGCCGCCGGAGAGATCGACAAATTACTGGCTGGCGCCACCAAAAAGCCCGAAAAAGAGAAGCAGGCCAAGGCCGCGCCGGGCGAAACAGATAATGCTGACACGGACACTCAAGACGATGATGTATCCGATACCGCCGATGAAGGCGATTCTGATACTGACTCCGAAGAACCCGATGATCAGCCTGATGGCGACGATCAGGACGACCAGTCGCAAGAGGACGAAGAAGGCGACGAACCCAAAAAATCAGCCAAATCCAACAGACTTTTTGAAGTGCCGGTCGACGGCGAAGTCATAAAAGTCACCGAGGAAGAGCTGATCAAAGGATACTCGAGGCAATCTTCCTACTCGAAACGCATGGCCGAATTTGCCGAGGAAAGAAAAAAACTCGACGAAGGCGTTAACGCCATGCGAGAGCAGTACAAAAGCCGTTTAGAGGCTCAAATGCTGCACTTGGAGCACATTGACCCTGTTTTAAAACGCATGAAAGACCTGCCCAAGCTGGCGGAGGAAGATCCCGACGAGTATGTCAAAATCTCCGCGCAAATCAGCGAGCGCCAAAAGTATTTTGCCAAATTGAAGGCTGAACATGATGCTTTGCGAGCCGAGGACGAAGCGAAAAACCTCGAAGAGCAAAAGCAATTTGTCACCAAGCAATTTGAGCAATTGACCCAAAAGCGCCCAGAGTGGGCAAGCCGCGAGAAATTCCAAAAGGATTATGGCGCAATTGCCAAAGCTGCTGAAAAGCACTTCGGCCTTACCCCGCAAGAAATGGGGCAAGTGATTGACCATCGTCATGTTTTGGTTTTGGAAGCTGCGGTCAAATATGCGGAATCGAAACAGGCTTTAGGTGGCAAGGTCGAAAAGGCCAAAGCAGCCGACAAGGTCATGCGCTCCGGTGGTGGCGAGAAAACCAAACCGAACGGGTTTACTGCTCAGTTAAAAACACTGAAAAAAACCGGAAAGCGACAAGACGCGGCAAGGATGATCGAATCCATGCTCGGCTAGGGCTTTCCCTAACCCATAGAGGAAAAAATGGCTATTTTAGCTGGTTCATTTAAAACTTACGAAGCCTTAGGTAATCGTGAAGATTTGACGGACGTGATTTACAACATCTCGCCCACCGAAACTCCGATTACCACCAACATTGCCCGTGTCACGGCTGAGGCGACTCGCCATGAATGGCAGACGGACGCTTTGGCTGCCGCCTCCAAGGATAACGCGCAGCTTGAAGCGGACGATATCCCGACCGCGACCACAGTCACCCCGACTGTTCGCTTGGGTAATATCTGCCAAATCATGCGCAAAGACGTTACCGTCTCGGGCACTCAAGAAACCGTCAAGAAAGCTGGCCGCAAGTCGGAATTGGCATACCAAATTGCCAAACTCGGCGATGAGCTGAAACGCGATCTTGAGGCTGCAATCTCCCAAAACAACGCATCGGTTGCTGGCGCTGCTGGCACACCGCGTAGATTGGGCGGTTTGGAGTCGTGGTATGCCACCAACGATGATCGTGGTGCATCCGGCGCTGATGGCGGTTATAACACCGGCACGAGCTTGACCGTTGCCCCGACCGATGGCACTCAGCGCGCCTTGACCGAGCAAATGTTGAAAAACGTGCTGCAAAGCATTTTCAACAACTCGAGCGCAAGCGCGGATATGGTTGTCGCAGGCGGCTTCAACAAGCAGCAAATTTCTACCTTCACCGGCAACGCCACCAAGATGAAAGACATTTCGGATGGCACGTTGCAGGCGTCGGTAGACGTTTATCAAAGCGATTTCGGCGAAGTTTCGATCTTCCCGAGCCGTTTTGTTCGCGCCCGCACGGTGCATGTGCTGCAAAGCGACATGCTGGCTATCGCGTACCTTCGTCCGTTCTTCATGAAAGATCTGGCATCAACTGGCGATTATGAGCGCAAGATGATGATTCTTGAGGCAACCCTCGAAGTCCGCAACGAGAGAGCGCACGGCGTAATTGCCGACTTGACCACCTCCTAATCGGATGGGGCAAGTGCTCAGGGAGGGGCGAATCTCCGCGCCCCTCCCGTCTCCTCTTAACAGTGAAAGGTTTTTAAAATGGGACAGAATATTAAACAAAACGCCGATGGCTCGGCATCAATGCAAAGCGATGCTGCGCCTTTCATTGATGGCGCGAAATTCGGCGCATTTGGTGAGTTTTTCAATACCGGCGCAGGCTTGCCAGCTATCGCCGAGGTGGTTATTGCGGCAACTGTAGCGGACGCCGAAACAATCACGCTTGGCGACGAGGTCTATGAATTTGACACAGCCGTTTCGCCAACGATTACCGCTGGGCGCATCCGTGTAGACGTTTCTGGCGGCGCTGGCGCGTCCGCCGCGCGCACTGCACTTATTGCGGCCATCAATGCCTCAAGCAACCGATACCGCGCTTACGCTTCTGGCGGCAACGTGGTCACGGTCGCTACCAAAAATCCATCGGCTTATGTCGGTGCGATTTCTGAAACTATGGCAGGCGGCGGCAACGTGGTAAACGGTTCGGCATTCCGCGCTGGCCGGGTTCCTACCCCGGCGCGTGTGGAATTGATCACCCGCGTTCCTACTGCGGACGAAGTGACCAACGGTATCATCAATTTCCCGTTGACCTTTGTGCCTCGATTTTATTCCTTGGCAATCGTAACCACATCGACCGGTGCGCGCATTGCTTGGGATGGCGCTTTGACCATTGATGCGACCAACAACGCTATCAAATTGGATAATGCTGGCACTGCCGATTGGGCAACAACCAGCACCATTCATTTGCTAGTCGGAGAATAATCATGGCAGAAAAGACACTGATGCAGGCGATGCGTTGTGTGGCTGGGGGTGGTCAAAAGGTCACCCACGCTACCGGCTCATCTACAGCTACTGCCAACGCCGCGCCCATCGGCGTCAATCATTTTTGCATCGTGTCGGAGCAGGATTGCTGGATGGAGGTCGGCGACCCCACCAACAACCCTGCCACCGCCGATACAAGCAAAATAATCGCTGGCGACAAATTGGAGCGCTATTTCAAAATCACCCAAGGGCAAAAGGTGATGCTGCGCTCAAAGACCACCGGCGGCGATGCCTTCATTCATTGGATGACCCTATGATCATTCTTGATAAGCAAAAACAAGCAGGCGGCGTCACTCAGACTATCGGTTACGAGGAGTCTGGCGACAAATTGATTATTGCGCATACCCAAGATTGCACCGCGATTATCAATGCCAACAAAATCAAGCAAAAGGACGGGACAAACGGGTACAGCAAATCCCGCGAGATCCGTCATGTTGCGACGATCCCGGC